GGAATTGACAGCGCATGAGGCAACAAAACTTTGGAGCGCTCTTGGCAAACTTCACCGCCGGATGGGCGAGGTTAAAAACGCCGCACAGGCACGCGATTGGGGAGACGAATAATGATCACGCATTTCGGAATGAACTGGGACATACAACGGTTGCGCGTTGAGGTTCTTTGCTTTCATGGAGACAGGGTTATCGGCACTGCCAAAACGGCCAAGCAACTGAGCGGCCTGATTGGCAAATATGGCGCGGTTGATGGCATCGCTGAAACACGGCCGATGTGGCGCGGTATGTATCGGAAAGAATTGGTCAAGGCCTTTGACGACATGGTTCGTGATGGGATGGGGTATAGCTTATGATCTATATTGGCAACCCCACAGAAACCGTTGTTGAAAGCCGCGCAGGCCAATCGCGCACTTGCTGGGTGGTGTCTTACAAAGACATCACCGGCAAGCGCCGGCGGATCTACGCGAAGACGGAGCGCGATATAAAGGCCAAGATCAAACAACTTGAGATTGATCTGGTGAGCGGACAACACAACGCTTCGCGCATATCTTTTGCAAAGGTCGCCGCAGAGGCGCTTGACGCACGCGGTGATTTGGTCGGCAAGAAGCATGGCATCAGGCCGCAAAGCCACGCAAATGATGAGCGCCATATCCGGCTGTATCTTAACCCGCACTTTGGATCAACACAGATCAAAGCGCTGACGACCGGAGCGATCAATCAGTTTATTAACAAAATGGCGGCTGATGAAATCAACCCCAAGACAGCGCGCCATGTGATCAACACGCTCAACATGGTCTGCAAACACGCTGTGTCGAAGGGTTATCTGCTATCGAACCCCTGCGCCAAAGGGGAGCGGCAACAGGTGCGCGGCACATCAGGTGAACGCAAAGGCTATCATTCCGATGACGTTAAAACGTTATTGGCGCAAGATATGCCGTTACAGATGCGCGCCATGATCATGACGGCGGCCTTTACCGGCCTTGCGGCCAATGAATTGCAAGGGCTTCAATGGCGGGACATCGATTTGTATGCAGGCACGCTGACGGTAGAACGCACCGGCTATCGGTATATGGTGCAGGACGAAACCAAGACAGAGTATCGCCGGCGAAGCCTTCCGATCCCTTCAGCCCTGATTAAAGTGATGAGGGAGTGGCAATTGCAATGCGCAAGTCAGGTTTGGGTCTTCCCATCGGTCACCGGCAAGATGGGAGAGCAGAACGCATGGCGCAAGGCGCTGGCAACGATCTGCCGCCGCGCTAAGATCGATGACAGAGGGCTTGGCGGGTTTCGCAAGTTTTACCATACGCAAATGGAACTGGCAGGCGTGCCGGAGTCTATCCGCAAATACCGCATGGGACACTCAAAGCGGTCTAATACGGCAAAGGTGCATTATACAGACGCAGACATAAAAGCCGCACAAAGCGCGGCAGATATTGAAACCATTTCGGCCAAGTTCGCACCATGATCACACTATATTGGGCGTGGTGAGGCGCGTTTTCAAACCGGCTCACCACAACCCAGCCGTTCTCCTCATAAGTCTTTATTTGGTGGTGGGCGACATATCGCATGGTGAACTTTCTGCTGATACGTCTGCGCGCCATACTCTCCATTTATAATTCCCCATATACCGCATGGCCGGCCTGCCCCCATTACACTTTTTTGTGTAACGAATAGCCTGCCGAAGTGACTCAGCGTCCTTTGCGTTGTCAAACTCAACGCTGTCGCCGATTTCCATTCTCATGGCCTGCATGACCCAATAGCCGCGCATCGGCGGCATCTTGACGCCCTTTTCTATTTTCAGATCTGGATGTCTTCCCATGTTGCTTCTCCCTTTAAGATCCTTTCGCTTCTCTTCCAAAAGCGATCAAAACACTCATGGCCACAAAGAAGGTGACCGTTTCCATTTACCAACCAGCCGTAAGAATTGAGGTCTATCGACTGGCCGCAAAACTCGCAGTTTTCAATTCTTGGGACAGGCCTGCCAGCCGCCTGCTTCTTTTTCGCCCTGCGCAAGGTTCACAAATCTCCCCTCGCTCATGGGAAAACGACAACTTCCGCACCTGACCACATCAGGTTCGCAGTCCCATATCCGGCCGCGCGTTGATTGGCCGCAAAAATCGCAATTGATAAACCGCTCATAGACTCGTTTAAAATCCATCCTTCAGCCTTGTTGACGCCCTTTTGATAAAATCAACCCCCAACAGGATTAACTGTTGAGGGCTCATTTCCTTAAAGGCTTCAGTTCCGCCGATGACGACCCGCACACCATCTTCGTATGGGATGACCAAGACAGGATGATTGCTATCCGGCTTCCTGATCCAATCGTCATTGTAGGAAGTGTCGCTTATGTCAAAATGGGATTTCATCGCTTAGACCTACGTTAGCAGGCTGTGCTACCGCCGGTGTATCTGCCGGAGCGCGTTCCTGCCATTCGCTGACCTTTAGCCCTAGATATGGTTTCCCAGCCTTTGAGGTGTTTTTCCAAGCGGAGACACTGTATTTTGTGCCGCCGATGGTAACCTCACCCCTCATATCAGGGCGCGACTCCTTGTCCCCTTTGTCGTTAGGGAATAGAGCGCCTTTCATTTCATTGTCCATTTATCTGATCCTTTCTTTTGCTAAACTTGGCGATAATGGATTGGTCAGTCGGCCTGACCCGATTGAACAATGCGAGGAGATCATCCTGCGTCTCACACATTGCCAATTCATCGTCCAGCGATTTGGCTGGGGCAAATACCGCCCCTGCTGGCGGGGAAGAAGCACCAGCAGGGGGAGCGCTCTGAGGTGGGGAGGAAGTCACCTTAGGCGCTTCATTAGCGCGGTTGCCGTCATCATCTTCATCGGCAGGGATGCCGTAGATGGCCTGCAACCCATAACGTTTTGCATATGTAATGGCCGACCCCATCTTTTGCGGATCGGTGGCGTCCTTTGAGATAACCGGCGTGCGGCTTTCGCGCGTCTCGCCGCTAACGTGCATCAAAGCGGTGCGGACAAATATGCGGGTGTCCTCAAAGTCTACCTCTTGGGTAAAGGCAAGGCCAAACTGGCCGGCCGTTCTTACACATTCCACGATGTCTTGGAGCGTGGAAAACTTACTCTTGAAATGCGGGTTCTTCCCGCTCATGGCCGCAGTTGGCTGTGTGGACTGCCACCCCGACAATGCTTTGGCTAGTTCACTCATTTCATCACCTCGATTTTTTTTGAGTTGTTTTTGGCAACCTTGACGCGGATGCCGTGTCCAAACGCCTCGCTGGCGTTTTTAGGGACGAGTTTCTTGATCTCTGTTTCTGCCTTCTTGAACGTGTCAGCCGCGCCAACGGTTTGCGTCCAGAGGTCAGCCCATTGCTTCCATTTCGGGTCGTGGGGTGTTTCGGTCATATCCACCGGCGCACGCTCCTCAGGCGGCACAGGGATATCAGGGCGCTCCATCTCATCGGGATAAAAACCAAGTTCGATGCAGGCCATAAAATATTTGCCAAGTTCGATCAGTTGCTGTGTGTATTCGCGGTCGATCTTGATCTCGTGAAAGGTCGGCATATTGCCGCCGCGCAATATAGACAGCAGGCCATAATCAACCTTGCGGCCATCGGCCTCTTCGAGCAGATAGGCGTTCCAATGCAATTGAGGCGTATATTTGCGGATCAAGCGCGGGATAACGTCGGCGTATTCTTCGCCGCGCATCGGCCTGCCCAGCGTAAACTTTGCGTCAAAGACGGCTGTCCGGCCTTTGTAATTGCGCACAGCGCCATCAAGCGTGCATCGCATAAAAGGATGCTCCTTGCCGCGTATGACTCGCTGGCGATCAATTATTTTGATTTGCTGGGCAACCTGACACCATTCGGTGTTCAACTCTTCGGTGACGTGACCCATAACAACCGGCCAGACCATAGAAAGGTCTGCGGATTTGCCTTCGGTCTTTTCTTCGAATAGGTCGTTAATTTCGCGGGGATCACCGGACGCAAGCCGGTTAATATCAGACCCGCCTATTGTGTTACGGCGCTCCTCAAGGGATTTGCCGCCCATCTGAAACTGGCGGAAGAAGGCCGGTGTTTCCGCCGGCACTTCTTCGCTTTTGACGTTAGGAGCATCATTTTCCATGCCCCTTTATAACATTAGGGCATAGTTTAAGCAAGCATATATGCTTATATTATGCTCATACTGCTCTGGCCAGTTTGATGCCAAGAACCGGAGCGCGGAACACCACGTTCTCTAGAAGTTCTTGTTCTTCCGCATCTTTGAGCGTTGTGAAAACGTCAGCCCCTAAATACTGCCGAACAACAGCAACCTGCCGGTTGCCTTTTGACAGCACAATCACCGCCAGATCGTCATCGACTAAAGGCTGGTCAGGATCGCAATACAGCAGATCCCCATGATTGAGGCGGGGCATCATACGAGAGCCGCAGTTAAAGATAGAGAAAGCGCGCGGCGCATCGATCAAAAAAGGCGGTCGTTCTGTGCGCGAAGCCATCGCCATGTCAAATCGGACGCTTTCGCCATCCGGTTCGGTCAAAGCGTAGACAGGCATATCGCGGTCAGTTTCAACGGGATGTTCGTATTTCGAAGGCCTAAGGATTGCGTCCTCATCGCAATCTAGAAGTTCCATCAAAGTTGTTAGATGTGTTCCAATCCTTCTTTTGCCTTGCTCAATTCGGCTGTATTCAGCCTGATTGATGCCAAGACGTTGAGCCACATCGGCTTGGGTTAGTTTTTGCTTGTTGCGCAAAACGCGCAGATTGTTGGGATGATCCATCACCTTTTCTTTCGGATGTGAGTTCGTTAAAAAACCCGACTGTTATTGCCGTCTGGTTGTCAGGGTTGCGCGCCGCGAAACTTAAGCATTTAGGCGGTGCAGTTGGTGGGCTTTGCCAGTTTGTAACTGACAGCCCAAAGAAGCCTATGGCGTTGTTCATACCTATCTCCTTTTACTTTAAGGCATATATACATTAGGCGTAACGGCGCATAAATGCCAGATGTTAGTTGCCAGTAATGTGGTTTTTGTTGACCCCACGCATAAATGCGTTATTATGCCCCATAATAAATAAAACATAATCTTGTGTGTGAGATATGAAACTAAACCAATATCTTGTGAGTGAAAGCATCACCCAATCCGAATTTGCGAAACGCGTCGGGGTCTGCCAAGCCACAGTCCATAAATGGCTGTATGGCCGAAGCGTCCCATCTGGGCGGCGGATTATGCAAATACACACGCTCACCAGCGGTGATGTGTCGATTGACGATTGGGTTCAGCAAAAAGGAGAAGACGATGCCTGCAACAACTAAGACCGATGGCCGGAAAATTCAGTGGTCAATGGAGCGCCGGATGCGGCACAGCAACGCCATGAAAAAGGTCTGGGAAAAGAGAAAGGCGGCGCAAGAGACCGGCTTTGTTGCATCAATCAAACGGTTCTTTATGGGGCTTTAATGGGAAAGTCTCAGCGAGACAAAGGATACCGCACGGAGAACAACGTGCGGATTAAAGCGGTAAGTCACGATCTCGCGGCTTACCGCGTTCCTCTTTCCGGTGGCGCAAGCATCAAAGGTGATGTGGTCGTCACCGGCAAGGGGGGCGATTGGGTGATTGAAGTCAAATGCCGCAAAGACGGCTTTAAGCAAATCTATGAATGGCTTGGCGATAACGATGCGCTGGTCATTAAAGCAGATAACAAGCGTGAATTGGTCGTCCTAGATATGGGCGACTTTTTTGATTTATTGGCAGGGAAACATGATTTGTGCTGATTGCAGAGCCAAACACGGGATGCACAAGATCAAGAACCATCCAAATGGTCGGGTCGAGTTTCTTCGATGCGATCTCTGCGACCAAGCATTTTTCATGTCTTTCCCGAACAAAGAACGCAAGGTTCTGCCGTCCGATTATAGGGACGATTGGCAGGATGTTAATGAAGTGACCGAAAGAGATTTGAGATTTGATCGAAGTAAGCCTTACCGATTATGAACTGGCGATGGCCGCAAACGCCGCCTGCCTGCGCAATATCGCGGCGGTAAAGCGGGGATATAAGTCCAAGATTGAAGATCAGCAATGGCAAAGTCATATTGAAGGCGCTTGCGGTGAAGTTGCGGTCGCAAAAGCAATGGGCAAATATTGGGGCGGATCTGTCAACAGTTTCAAATCCGGCGGGGACATCGACTCAACCGGCTGGGAAGTTAGAACACGATCAAGCCACAATTTTGATCTGATCGTCCGTGAAGATGATCCTGACGGTCGGGTCTTTATCTTGGTGACCGGACGGTCGCCGAATTATTGCGTCTGGGGATGGATCAAACCAGAGGACGCAAAACAACAAGAGTGGATTAAGGACTATGGTGGGCATGGTAATGCCTACTTCGTCCCGCACTCCGCTTTACGGCCTATGGGAGAATTAC